TCATAGTGTTTTCCTTTCGGGTTTGGGGTTGGACGCGTTCTGCGTCCCCCTATTTACACCCCCCGGAAATGATTCGCAACTGTTTTTTGCACATTCTGCAAATTATTTTCGGGGTACGCGAACGCGGGTAAAAAGATGTTAGCGGTACGCACTCGCGTAAAATCAGTTAGCGGTGCCGCCTAGCAAAAAGCCCGCCCCTTGTGAGGGCGGGCTGCGTGGAGTGTGCTAGTGTCAGTCGCTCCAGCGTGCCGAGTAGCGGTAGCCGCGGGCACCGCCGGACTCTGCCTTGCCAAGTGTCAGGCCCCAGTACTCTGCGAAGGCGGCGGCTGCGTGGTGGTGGGCGTTCTCCGCCGCGTAGTCGTAGGCGAAGGTCTTCTGCCCCCACTCGCTGCTCGTAACGCGGATTTTCGCGCCGCGAGTGTTAGTGGCTGGGACGTGGGTAGTGCGGACAAAGTTAGGTTTCATGGGTGTGGTTCGGTTTAAGTTAGGTAAAGAAAGATGTTAGCGCCAGCAAGCCTCCTCGTCCGCCCGCCGCTCTGCGAGAACTTCGTCTGCCTGGTTGCGGCGGTAGGCGGCGGAGCCATAGACCGGGTAACTCTCGTTCCAGAATAGCGGGTTAATCCAGCCCGCCGCTTTCACTCGCGCCGCCAAGCGCTCGGCAACCTCCGGTGCGGGGGCGTGCTTCCCGTGTACCCACCGGGTGCCGTCCGCCGCCTCGGCGACCACAACCGCGATGTCGCGGTAAATCGCCCCGCTAGGGTTGGTCATGTCCGCCATTTCGTCGTTGAATCCGACGATGCCCGCCTCAATGCGAACGAAGCAATTTGCGATTCTCTCTTTCATGTTAGTGTGGTTCCTTTCGGGTTTGGGGTTTCGGCGTTGCGTTCTGCAACTCCCCACAAATACACCCCCTGAAAAGATTTGCAACTCCTTTTTTGCAATTTGTGCATTTTCCCGAAATCGGTACGCATCCGCGTAGAATTAAGCTAGTCGCTTGCCCTGGCAATTCAGCCCGCCACGGGCACCGCGTTCGCGTAGACCGCTAGCAAAGCAGCGGCAAGTGTCAGGGCTTCCTCCACTAGCAGAGGGCTCCCGGCAAAGGATGGTGCCCCGTCCTCACCTTGCGTTATTCTCAGAACCAAGTCCTCGCCCCGGCACACTGTTAGGACGATAGGGAACTTGTCAGGCGCGTTCATGCCAGGAGGAGTTTGCCAGCTTTCATCTCTTCGTAGGCGATTGAGATAGCGTCGATCTGATCGTCAAAACTTCCGTCTGGAAACTGTTCAAGTTCGTCGATGAAGTCTTTGTTCCAAGACCCGCGCACGATAACAAACTTCCCGGCTTCGATCTTTGCTAGCCATGGCGCGGCCCGCATGAGCTTGCTTTTACTCTTGGGGTTTCGTGCCCTGACCGCCACCTTCCCTAGCAGACCCTGCTGAAGTGTGGAGAAGCCGGACTGGAAACCGCCGACCGCTTCCACCCCGATGCGGGCGATGCCTAGCATTTCAAGGTCTTCCAGGGAGACGCGTTTGATCGCAGCCTCCACTCGCCCCCACACCATGCGCTGCCGGAACATATCTGTTAGGTAGAGAGTGTCAGTCTCCTTGTCCCACGCCAGGCGAGCGCCTGCGGTGTAGTCGCTAGTCTGCTGCTCGGTCAGGGCCAAGTCCCACCCGCGGGTGCATGGGATGTTGCTAGGCACCTGCGAAGCATCGCACCGCCTAACAAAGTTCACGTCCACCTGGCCGGAAGAGGAGGAGCGAGGTGCCTGCTGGAAAAGGGAGTCCCACTCGTACCCTAGCAGAGCCGCCCGCATCCCTTGCAGGAAGGACAGGGGTCGGATCTCCGGCGCTAGCGGTTCGCCTTCCGCCCGCCCTAACGGATCGTCTCCTTTGCCGTCTGCGACAGCCTTATAGACTACCCGGTCGAAGACCGCATCACCCTGACCTTCGTCAATGAGTTGCTGCTTGTACTCGTCACTTGTTAGGTGTCCGATCAGGTCGTGCGGGTGCCAGCGTGTTCCGATGAGGAGGATCTTTGCGTTAGGCGAAAGCCGTGTCATGCAGTCCGCGAAGAACCACTGGATAACCTTGCGGCGCTGAATAGCAGATTCGGCTTCGGCCCGTCCGGGGTGCGGGTCGTCAATGATTAGCCAGTCCGCCCGCCGACCTGTTAGCTTGGAGCCTGCGGAACGCACCACCACGGACGATCCGTTAGTGAATACAACGATGTCGGCACGGTCTGCACCCTGACGCGGGGACAGCCCACCGAAGATGCGGCGGTAGGCGGGAAGCCGCAGGATGTCTTTCACTTCCCCCAGAAATTCCACTAGCAGAGCGCGGCTGAATCCCGTTAGGGCAACGTGCGTGCCAGGGTAGGCAGCGATGATCCACGCTACCGCCCGCACGGCTAGCATCCGGCTCTTGCCGTGCTGCGGCGGGGCGGAGACTGCCTGACGCGGGCGGCGTGTCCCATCCGCCACTCCTTGCACAAGATCGGCTAGCTGGAGGTGGAAGGGTGTCAGGCGGTAAGCGCTGCCCTCTGTCTGCGGAAAGCATAGCGAGCAGAAGACAGCGAAGCATGTCCTAGCGGCTGTCTCCAGGCGTCGGCGTGCCGCAATAAACGCGGCGTCGCTCATCATTTGCAGGCTCATGCGTTAGGCTCTTTGGGAGTTGCATTGCTTGCAAATATATCCGGCACGCGCTGGCAGGCAATCCGCATCGCCTCCACAATAGCCGCATCGTCTAGCTCCGCCCGGTCCTGCATGATTTCAGAGCGCCCGTCCACCACCGACTTATCGCTAGCGTCAGGCGCGGCCAGGGCTTCCTGAATGTGGTCAGGGCGGTAGGCGTTGCTGTACCCGTTGCGGGCTCCCTTGTTAGCGAGGTAGAAGATCATAGCCTTCGTGTCCCCGTCGTTGATCCGCAAGAACAGCTTGCTCTCCACAAAGTCCACCTGCCTAGCTTGAACCTCTTCAACGTCAGCACGGAAGGCTAGGTCGGCGGCGTACCAGTAGTCGTATTCGGAGCGGGATATGCTAGTGTCCTTGAGCGTCTTCGACACCAGCCCCATGTTCTTTGTCAGGCCCTGGAGGAATGCGGCCTTGCGGTTAGCGATGACCTGCTGGCGCTCCTGCTTTCGCGTCTCTTCAAGAACGCGGGCGGAGATGCCCGCATCGACTTTGCGGACACGCGGGCGGGCTGGACCTGCTGGCGTCTTCGGGTTCATACCCACTAACTAAGCCACTGTTTACGAACTTCGCTAGCCACAAATTCCATCATTCGCGGCGGGACGCTCATGCCTATCAGGTACTTGAGAGTAGCCGGATTGTCAGCCGCGTAGTCGTCAGGAAACGATCCCAGCCTGCGCCACTCCATGCAGTTTAGCTTTCGCAACTCAGACCAGTGCGCGTAGTTATGGTGCGACGCGGCTAGAGTGCAGGCAGGTTTCCTATCGTCTAAGCGTATGAAGTTAAACCACGACACTTTGCCTAGCTGCTTAGCGGCTACTCTATTGTAGCTTTGCCCTTTCCGGGCACGCGCCCAGAATCGAATGTGCGTCTCTTCCGGGTCTAACGAATTATCTACTGCGTCTTCAGCCGTGGCAGTTTGTACGTCCCGGCACGCTGCCCCCGCAGACACCCACGGGCTGTTAGGCTTTAGAACTAAAGGCGCGTCAGATACGTCCTTTCTAACCCCGCAAAAAAATACCCGTTTGCGATGCTGCGGAACGCCGCAATCTGCCGCGTCTAGCTGGAATACTTGTGTGCGATACCCCAGCGCACGCATGCGATCCACAATACGTTTACTGTATAGCTTAGCATTGCCTAGCAGGATTCCTGTTACGTTTTCAGCAATCAGGACTTTGGGCCTGACTTTTTCTGCAAGGTCAAGGTAGTCAAAGAATAGGTCGGACAGCACCTGTTTAGCCTGACCTTCCGCGAACCGCTTATTCACGCCCCAGTCTTTCTCCCGGTTCCCTGCCATGCTAAAAGTAGAGCAGGGCGGCGAACCGTCCAGAATATCTACATTGCTAGGCAATGAAGAGGTAGGGATGTCCTTGATAGGGCAGACTTCGATAGGTGTCCCCGGCAGATTCCTGGCGTAGTGAGACGCCATGACAGGGTCGATGTCGTTAGCAAGAACCACCCGGCATCCGGCCAGCTTGTAGCCCATAGAGCTTCCACCGCCGCAAGAAAATGTGGAAATTACGGTAGGTGCCGACTTGCTAGGCTTGGGCAAGTCTGCCAGCATCCAAGCGCATGCAGGCTTCACTTTGGCAGGAAGTGCAGGTGACACCGCGGGCAGGTGACTCCGTCAGGAGTGTCGTCTACGTTGACTTCGCCTGAGGCTGATTCGCGGCTAGTAGTTTCGGCGCTACCCGCCTCAGTCTTCGGCTCTAGCAGATGCTTGAGTTCGTGGTCGCTGAACCCTACCACGGATAGGTCAAACTCATCCGCCTTCAGGTCAGATAGGATGTCAGGCAGAAGGTTGAAATCCCACTCTGCACCCCACTTGTTAGCCGCTAGCAGAGCCGCAGCCTCTTTCTCTTTCGGCCAGCGCACTTCCCGGTAGGAAAACCGAACGCCGGACACTAGCTCCGCAAAGCCGTAAGCGACGGTTCCAGAAGCGTCAGGGCTTTCAAGCTGATGCGTGCGCGTGATAGCGGGATCACCACTAGCCTTGAAGGCTTCCACTCGTTTGTGTCCGCCGACTAGATGGCCCGTTGTTAGGTTGAACACGACGCCTGACAGGTCGCCAAACTCTGCCAAGGATTTTGCAAAGGCTTCGGACTGCTTCTCATCTTTCCACGGAAGGCGAGGGTTCTTTGCGTTAGGCGTTAATGCGTTTGCAGTGTCAGGAGGCGCAACGGTCTTTGCGCGTTTGCGTGCGGGTGCGGATGCCATGGTCGTGTCTGTTAGGGTTGGACAGGGGTGAGTTGCGCGTGGGTCGCTTCGACTTGAAGTGCCGCGTAGGCTAGGAGATCGACGTAGTTGTCGTAGCCGTTAGGGTCGCGTTCGATCCGCTCTTCCTTCAGGCAGCCCATGAAGTGATAGCCTTGCGCGGGTGTTAGCTTGATCCCCGTAGCCGCTTGGAACCGCTCCACGATACCTTCCATGCTCCGCTCCTTGCTAGTCTTGCCGTCCTTGTCGTACCTCACGCCCCTAGCCTCCAGCGTAGCCGCCGCATCCCGCAAGAGTTGCGCGGCGTCGAACCGGATAGGGCTAGGAGGGACGAGTTGCACGGCTTGCAAATTTCCTACCACCTCCCCGCCTGACTCTCCAGTGATCGGGGTTCCCCCTGATTCTTGGATAGGCTCGACGGCAATGCGGCCGGACTCTTCCGCTGTGTCGTTAGGAAGTAGAGACGGGGAAGGTGGCGAAGCGCTGCCTGAAGAACTGGAGCCGCTAGCGGAACTTGCGCTGCTGCTGCTGGAAGAGGATGGTTTCATGT